GATTAAATCGCTTTCCGGTAAAGAGGAAACAGAAGGCGCGTGTTCAATAAACACGCGGAGTTTTTCAAGATTCGTCATTGTCCCGTCCGTAATGCATTGCGATAGACTCGCAAGGTGTTCGCCAAGGTGCGGCGCTGCCAGCGCGCCCACGGCTCTTGTTTGTTCACGACCCGCAAGCCGTACAGATTCAAGTGCGTCGCCACTTGCCACGTCCGGCGCTGCGTCAGCACGACCGGATGCGTGTTGTAGTAGGTGTCAAACGGGATAAAAGGATGACAGATATACCATGGGGTCATGAGGGATTCTCGCTTTCAATTTCAGCGACGCGCTGCATAAAACTGTCGTCCCCGGTGTCCCCGGAATACAGCCATTCGGCTTCTCTCATTAGTTTGGCCGTATAGCGCGCCAAGGCTTCAATCTCCCACAGTTTGTTGCGGGTACTCCCATTAAATTGATAATTGTCTTCCTCCAGCTTGAGTTGCAGTTCGTCTGCAAATCGTTCTGTTCCTTGATACGCATAGTTAAAGCTGCCGCCACTCATGGACATTCCCCCCGAATCGTCAATTCGCCGCCGTACAATGTACCGGCAATCGGCAGGTACGCAATCAACCCGCGTTCGTTGTACACCACGCCGCCGCCAAAGACTCCCGTCATACCACCTTCAAACTTGACTTCATCAAACACCAGATGGTGATTGTCCGTTGCTGTGAAGGTGATCCCCACTCCCCCTTTCGGATAGCCTTCATCCTCAAACTCGAAGGCTTGCACGTCGGCCAGCCGATGCGCCGCGTCGAAGGTATAATCGTCTTTCACCAAAAGGACACGATGGCGGCTGCCGCAAGCCAACGCCACCAACGCACTGTTGTACAGTCGGGTTAGGGGTCGTGGGGGTAAGGGCAATACGATCAGTTCGTCTGGGCAGTCTTCCCAATCCTCGCCCATCCAGTTTTCTTCGTCGTCTTCACGCGGATTCATGTGTTCTCCTTTCTCTTCTTCATTGAGTAACGCCGAGCGTTCGGCTTCGGACCAGTGGGCAAACTGATTCAGGATTTCACGGGCGCGGTGCGGGGTCATGGCTCCCAGTCCGCGCACACGACACACGGGTTCTTCGTCGGTTCATCCGTCCACGCCACATATAACGGATGAATCGGATGCATACACTCACACACCGGCTGGACTTTCTTCACCTTCCCGACCTGCACGGTTTTCCACCGATGCCCGGTGGTTACGGGCCGGTCAATCCGATAGCCCCAGGGGGTATTCAACCGTCTTTCCTTTCCAGTTCCACTTTCAAGTGCTCCACCAGCGCCACGAGCTTGAGGATGATGCGCGCCGCTTCATCCGACCGATCCTGGACGTGCAACCACTCCCGAATCTTTTTTATTTGTTGATTCACGGACTTAATTAACTCTACCGACATAAGTTGTTTTTCGACTTCTATCAGGGTACGATGTGCGGACAGTGACAAGGTTGCTGGCAGCCTCGGGGGGAGGCCACCAGCGTGCCCATGACCACCAAGGTTGATAAACCGTCATGAACCATACTGATTCTACCGGGTTCGCCCCGACGCTACAAGCCTTTTACCGCTTCAAGGTAAAAAAATCCTACCGCAATAAACAACCGGGTCTTGATTTGATCGTGTCCCGCGCTTTTTTGCGCCTTGAATTTGTGGAGTTGTGAAAATGAATAGCCATTTAATAAAGCCTATTGAAACAAGCTATAAAGGGTATCGGTTCAGGAGTCGCACGGAGGACCGATATGCGATACTTTTTGATGGATTAGGATTTAAATGGGGCTATGAAATAGAAGGGTTTAAGTTAAGGTCTGGCGCTCAGTATCTTCCTGACTTCTACCTGTACGATTTTGATGTTTGGCTTGAGGTTAAGGGCAGTCAGGAAACAACGTCTGATCGTGAGATGGAGAAGATTTATGATTTTTCTTTTCAGTTAGAAAAAAACATTATTGTAGCCTATGAACAACCCGGCGACGAAACTATGGTATTTATTAGTCCGAAGCACGGAATTCATGAGGTTTTGTTTGCGCCAAATCCTTTTACTGGCGAATTACAAATATCAGTGGTACGGGAAGAGCGTTTTTATGATTGCAGCAGGGATGTCCCGATTTATAAAAGAATCAATCACGCTTATCAGCAAGCCCGTTCAGCCCGCTTTGAATTTGGAGAACGGAAATGAATTCCCCCGTATTTAGTTTATCCCCTTTTTATGCTGCCGCAGACAAGACGTTAGGCCATGCCGCGCATCGCGTGTTGACCCTGTTGTGTGGCTTCGCTGACCCCGAAGGACTCTGCTTTCCGTCGCGGAAAATGCTGTCTTACCTGACCGGAATCGAGAACAGCAACCTTTCAAAATACATCAACGTGCTTTGCCGCAAGGGTTATTTGGAGAAAGTCAACGCTTCCGGGAATCGCTACAAAATCATAGGCTTCAAAGACAAGCAATGGCCGATGGTTGAATGTGGTAATGATTACCACCATGAAAATCAACAACATGGTAATAGTTACCACGAAAATGGTAATAATTACCACGAAAAAATTGAATGTGGTAATGATTACCACGAAGATGGTAATAATTACCACGAAACCGGCAATTCTGTGGTAATGATTACCAACAGAACAGACCAAAAGATTAACAGACCAATGGAACAGACCAACAAACAAATAAACGCCCACGATCCTGTTTCCGTTCCCCCCCAGCCTGAACCCCTCATCTTTTCGGAACCTTTACCGGAAGTTCCTCCTGAGAAGGAAAAAAGGAAACCCAAAAAAGTCGCGTTGACCTCCATGCCTGAAAACTTTTCCATAAGTGCTGCTGTTAAGAAGTGGGCAGATAAAAAAGGGTTTTCTCAGGATTATTTGGATGCGAATTTTGAAAAGTTTGTTAATTATGTTGAGAAGCACGGAAAAACCTATGTGAATTGGGATAGTGCTTTGAGGGATGCTATTTCAGGAAACTGGGCAAAATTTAACACACCTCCTTCTAACCCAAACCCCACCTTTAACACCGGAGGCAACAATGGATACCGCAAATACACCATCCAAGATGACAACGCTAGAGAAGCCGCACTCTTCAGAAATCTCGAAGCCCAACGTCTCGAAAGAGAACTCATTAGTGGCGGTCAATCTTCCTGTACACCTCAAGCCGAGCCACAGCGAAGGGCCGTTTTTAATTTCTGATATTCAGTTGTGTGATGAAGTGATTTCTAATTTATGGAAAGCCATGAAGATTACTTATGGGCAGAAGTGGACAGATAACTTCGGACCCATTTGTTATGAAGACGGGAGAATCACAGAGACGATGGCATTTTGGGCGCAATCATTATCCCGAGTCCCTTTAAAGTGCATTGAGCGGGGGATTTTAAAGTGTACTCAAGAACGCCCGTCGCCGTTTCCGCCGACGCTGCCGGAATTTTACGCCCTCTGTGAAAGGAAGCCCTGGGAATGAACCCCGATTCCCCGAAAGAACTGGCGGCGCTGCTGGCCCGCGACGCGGAGCGCGTCTGTCAGCAGTTGTGGCCGAACGGCAAGCGCGAAGGGCATGAATGGCGCGTTGGGGACGTGTTTGGGGCTGCGGGTCATTCGCTGGGCTGTGCGCTGTCTGGCAACAAGGCGGGCATGTGGTGTGACTTTGCCGAACCCGAAACCTGCAAGGGTGACCTGCTGGACGCTTGGGCGATGCGCTACAGCCTCGACTTGTCCGAAGCCATGAAAGAGGCGCGGCAATTTCTGGGCCTTGCGCCGTTTCCGGTATTCCGCAAACCGAAACCGGCGAAACCGTGTGTCCGACCCCCGGCGTCGAAAGCCGTTTTGCCGGAATCTCCGGTCATGAGCTATCTGCACAGTCGGGGCCTCAAGCCGGAAACCCTGAAAGCCTTTCATATCCTGGAACAACCGAACAGCTTTGCCGAACACCCGGACAATCCCGCCGATATGGTCTTTCCCTACCTGGTGCGCGACCCGTCCACGAAAAGCGGTTTGCGGCTGGTGAACAACAAGTACTTGGCGCTAAAACGCTTGCCGAACCCCGACGGGCCGCCGAAAAAACTCACCCGGTTTGAATCCGGTTGCGCCCTCGGGCTGTTCGGTTGGCACCTGATTCCCCCGGAAGCGCGGCAAGTGGTGGTCACAGAAGGCGAAATGGATTGCGCGAGTTGGCACCAAATGGGCGCGCCGGCCTTGAGTGTGCCGAATGGCGCAACGTCGCATAAGTGGCTGGAGGAAGAAACCGACCGGCTGATGCGCTTTGATGAGATTTTTATCAGCTTCGATAGCGACAAGCCGGGTCAACTGGGGTCGCTGGAACTCGCCGAACGGTTAGGCCGCCACCGCTGCCGGATCGTCAAGCTGCCGCACAAGGACGCTAACGAGTGTTTGCAGAAGGGTCTGACCGGCGCGCAGTTTGCCGATTGTTTGCGAAAAGCCGAAACCTTGCGACCGGAAGAATTCTTGACGTTTGCCGAAGGGATTGAACTGGTCAAGGAACAGCGCCGCCAAGCCGCCGCGAGAAACGGCGTGCCCGAAGGCATTGTTCTGCCGTGGTCGAAAGCGTCGCAGTTTTACATGATTCCGGGCCATTTGACGGTCTGGACGGGCTATGGCGGTCACGGCAAAACGACCCTGCTGAGTCATGTCCTGGCAGCGGCGTTGCGCGACCCGGACGGCGAACGGGCGTGCATTGCCAGCTTGGAAATGACCGCCGAAGACACGGTAGACCGGCTGTGCAAGCAGTTAGCGGGGCGGTCCACCCTCAGCGACGCGGAACTGGACGCTTTAGGCGCGGCAGTGTACGACCGTTGCGTGATTTACCACCATGTCGGCGCGTCCACGATTGACAAGGTATTGGAAATCTTCTCCTTTGCGCGGCGGCGGCATGGCGTGACGCAACTGGTGGTGGACAGTCTGATGATGCTGGGCATCGGCTTTGAGGATTACGACAAGCAACTGGCCGTGGCGCAAAAGCTGATTGCCTTTGCACGGGAACACCATTGCCATGTGCATCTCGTGATTCATCCGCGCAAGCCCGCCGATGAGAATCGAGCGCCAGGAATGTATGACGTGAAGGGTTCGGGCGGGCTGGTCGATGGCGCGCATAACGTGGTGATTGCGTGGCGCAACAAGCGGAAGTTCAAGGCGCAACAAGACGCGCTGTTGAACGGGACACCTCTCGACCCCCGGATGGCGGATGAACCCGATACGACGATTACGATTGAAAAGAACCGCTTGAACGGCTGGACCGCCATGATTCCCTTGTGGTTTCACGCAGACAGTCAGCAGTTTATCGAAAGCCCAACGGACTATCCGCTGATTTATGTGCAGCCGACTGCCGGGGGAACGCCGTTTTGAAGCAAAACACCCGCGCCACTCCCATCGGCAACCGCCGCTTTGGCGCATGGCTGGTGTTGGACGTGTGGGAATCACGGGCCGGGGGACGCTACTGGTGGTGTCTGTGTGATTGCGGCGTGGAGCGGTATGTCCG